TGGCACTGTCATAGTCAAACTCACCATCTGCCTTGGCATACAAGCCAATGCGAACAGGAGAAGACTTGACCCAATTCACGAATTCGGCATCTTGAGCAATCTGAACAAAGTCAGGGTGTTCTTGAGCCAATTTCTGCTGAATTTGCATCTTTTTGAATTCAAAAGCCGCTTGTCTAGCCGCTAGAACATCTGGATGCGAGTCAACAGTCTTACGAACTGCCGCCTGTGGATTCTCGAAAAAATCTACTTCAGGTTCTTCCTCTTTAGTAGGTTGTTGCTTCCCTGAGAGGTTCTGCTTGATGAGTTCATCTGCCAACTTCCGAACTTCGCCCACCTCTTGAGCCTGTTTACCAATTAGCTTCTCAGCCTCTTGGTGCATCTTGATAATGTCAGACAACTGTTTACCCCGATATTTCTCAGGAATGTCATCTGACGCTTGCTCAACAGTGTTTTCTAGGTTCTTCTGCTCGACAAGGTCTAACTCACTTTGCGACTCGTCTGGGTTGTCAATCAACATATTTGTTCCTTTTCCTGCCACTTTTGGGTTCTAGGAGATCACCACGGCAAATGCTTATGTGGTGGCTTTGCGCTCTGCCGCTAACTTTTCACGATGCTTTTGGTCAAATTTCAGCCATGAAGACGGAAAATGACCTGACCACCCCTCCAAGTTCACTTTAGGCGCACTGATGGTGCGGTTGGCTGAACCACCACACTCACACTGCACGACTTGTGTCTCATAACCACAATATCGTTCAATTTTGTGTCTATTTTCACAGACAAATTCATACATTCGTTTCATTCGACAATTCCTCGTAGGCTCTTTCGCTGACCTCTTTTAAGGTTTTCAGCCAAGTCAGGATGGAAAGTTCTCCTTTTTTGAACATCAAGGTTTTTTCGTCACCAATAACGCTTAGATTATTGAGAGACTCTATCATGTTGTCAATATCCATCATCAAATCCTTCCACGCCTGAGAACTCATCATCTCAAACCTGTCCTCGTAGTACTTTTGTAACTCAGGACTCATTGATGACCTCAACAGGCTTTTCTTGCTCCCTCGCCTCTTTCTGAATCGCCTCAATCAATTGGTAGACCTCCTGATAGGGGCGTGATCCAAGGTAGCCAAGGATGGCATTGACAAGGTTTGTGGAGAGTTTGACATCGTTCATTTGGATTCCAGTGCCGTGATTCGTGCTGTCAGGGCTGTGATGAGGGCTTGTTGTTCTTGGATGGCTTTGATTAGCATGGGGACAAACACACTGTATTTAACAGATTTGGTTGTCGTGCCAAGGTCATTGCCATCTTTATCATAATCAGGCGATTGTTCAACCATGTTTGGAAAAATTTGCTCAAGCTCTTGGGCTATAACTCCAAGTTGTTTTTCTTCACTACCAATGAAGTTGTAATTCACAACACGAACTTGATTTAGTTGAGCCAACTTTGGAGTTGCGTCAACAATATTTTCTTTCAGTTTTAAGTCTGAAATAGCGCCATAGCTATTGTTTGTGTTAGTGACATTTCCAGAATCAGCAACTCTAAATTTATAAGCCGCCGCTGTATTGTTATACGCCGAATAAAAATAAAAACTATTGTTAGTTGTATTTCTGTCAGCGGTTACAATTACTGCATTATCTGCAAAAGTAGATGACGATGCATAAATACGAGCGACAGGTGATCCTGCGTCAGTTTGTTGGATTGCTAAACGACCTGTTTGAGTTGTAGTCCCCACCAGCAAGTTACCGCTGGAGTCGATACGCATACGTTCTGCGGCATTGGCAACAAATCCAAGTGTTCCGTTTGCAGGACGATATATTCCCGCATCTACAGATGGTGCAGATGTGTTTGCATTGATGTTGTAATAATTAGATGTATTAACAATTCCAGCAACATCTAACTTGTACGACGGAGAAGTACCAATCCCCACATTACCAGAGTAGTCAATTGTCATAGCGGTATTTGTAATGCCGCTTCCATAAGCATTTGATGTGCCAAATTGAAGATATGAGCCACTTGTCGTGTACTGCATACCAACTCTTGCGATTGGCAACGAATTATTTGCGCTTGTATTGAAATCAATCGATGTATAGTAGTTATTGGTAGCATTGGTATCCGTAATTACCAGACCACCAAGAGAAGTGCCTGTAAAAGCAGAATTTGATGCCTTGTAAACTTGAACCCTTGTATTTGGCGAAGTCGTACCAATCCCCACATTGGCACTTGTATCTATTGTCAGTGCGGCTGTTCCAGCAGTTTGAAGTTGGAGGATGCCGCTGGTGTCAGCCGTTTGTACCAGCCCTGCGCTGGTTGAGGCATTGATTGTCGTGGTCACTGTTGCGCTCCTTTAAGTTGAGCAATTTCAGCGGCTTGCGTTGCAAGAGTTTCCGCCTGTGCGTCTACGATTTGTTTGAGTTCTTGAATGGCGGCTGTCAATGTAGCAACCAAGAAGCTAGTGTCGATGCCTTGGGGCTTGATTGAGCCGTCTTCGTTGACTGCATCCTTCTCGCCTGATACCGCTTGGGGGCATACTTGTGCAAGTTCGTGAGCAATAAAGCCTTCACCAGCAGAGCCATCTACCTTCCAAGTGTAGGTGCAGGGTTTGAGTGCAGCAACACGAGCCAATGCGCCTGTCATTGGTGCAATGTTTTCTTTTAGTCGATAGTCAGACGATGTGTTGTAAGCAACTGCGGTTGTGCCGTTTTGCGTAATACCGCCTATCAATGTAGCGTTGTATTTAAATGGCATGTAGTATTGACCACTAGGAGAGCTTGTATCGTGTCCAATAGTTATCTGAGCATTACCACCCACTGCAAGACCAATACCCGGATTTGGAGAAGTTGCACTTGTAGTCCCCACCAGCAAGTTACCGCTGGAGTCAATACGCATGCGTTCGGAACTGTTGGTGCTAAATACGATTGGAAACGCTCCGTCAGAGTATAAAACTCGCCCATATGAACCTGCGCCAAATGAGCCACCAGTCGATGTGTCAATACCTATATAAAAATTATTTGCACCGCCGTTATTGTTTATTTCAAGAACGCTTTGGTTTGTAGTCGCCGCTGTAATTTTTCCAAAAGAAGCAGATGTTGAATACACTTCTAGTTTTCTACTTGGCGAACTCGTACCAATCCCCACATTTTGTGAGGTGTCAATCGTGACTGCATCTGTAGTTCCATTTGACTGTAATTTAAGAGTGCCGTTACTTGCAACGCCACTAGAATTTAATGTAATTTGTGCCATTTACCCACTCCTTTTATGGTGTTCCATTTGCAACAATGTTTGCCGCTGATGTGATGATTCCTGTGGAATCCATTGAGGCAATTGTAGTTGCGCCATACTTGAATAACAACTTTGTGCCACTTTGCACAATCGTGAAATTGGTTGTTGCCAACGACCCTGCCGATCCTGTCGTGTTTTGATTCAGCGTTGGAATATCTGCGGCGACTATCGCCCTGAAACTCGGCGCACCAGAAGCACCATTGGGTGAGGCTAAAAAGTAATTAGCCGTCTTAGAACCAAATGGATTCTGCGTGTCTCCATAGCCTGAAGACAGGGAAATCGCTGGAGTCGTACCCCCACTAGATGCCACAGGCGAGGTGGCAGTCACTGAAGTCACAGGGGCAGTGCCACTAGAGGCGGCAGTGATCAATCCCTTGCCATTGACAGTGATAGAGGCATTGGTGAAACTGCCCACATTGGTGTTGACAGTGGCAAGCGTCCCTGCGGCAGTCACATTCGCAGAACCATCAAAACTAGGACTTGTGTAGGTCAAATCCCCTGAAATAGAGATTGTTCTGCCTGTGGTCAGCGTGGCGGCTGATCCAGTGGTGTTTTGGTTAAGAGTCGGAATATCTGCCGCAACAATGGCTCTGAATGTGGGTACACCTGCCGATCCATTGGGAGCCGCCAAGACATAGTTGGCAGTTTTGGAAGCATAAGGATTCTGAGTATCCCCATACCCACTTGCCAAACTGATGGCTGGTGTTGCACCACCACTGGAAGCCACAGGGGATGTGCCTGAAACAGAAGTCACACCAGTATTGGCAACAGTGATAGAACCTGCGCCATTGGTGACAGAAATCCCTGTTCCTGCGGTCAGGTTAGCCTTTTCCCAAAGGTCAGTTGTATCGTTGTAAATCAGTAGTTGACCATCAGTAGGGGATTGAGCCGACACATTGTGCAACTCATCCATCTCATAGCCATTTTGAATTCTTACCTCAATTGAGCCTTGATTGACATGGCTACGAGTGACCACACCAATGTAAACAAGGTGGTTGGGTGCGTATTGCTTGGTGGAAGTGTATCCACCAGCCGTGCTAGAACTCAGATACAACTGAGTACCTGCGGCATAGGCAGATGTGTCTAGCCCTGCAATATCACCTGAGAGAATGGCATAACCATTGTTGTTGTTGGAGATGTCAGCAAAGACAACACCAAATGTTTGGGCAGAAGTGGCATCACTGTTGGCAATGGCTTTGGATACAGTGGCTTTGTTGCCTGATGCGCCACTGATATAGACCACTGTTCCCTTGGAAAGCGTTGCACCTGTCTCATTACGAATTTGTGCAATCACCCTTGGGGATGAATAAACCGCTAAGTCAGTCGTTGAGCCTGTGGTGGTGACAGTGACGCTAGAGTCAGTCGAGGTGACAAATTGCAAGGTTTCTGATTGGTCAATCTTCTGCCAAACAGTTCCATTGAATATCAACCAATCACCGACTTGCCAATCTGTAATGCCATTGAGATTAGTTGAGCCAGCAACACTAACGACATAGTAGTAGCCGTTAGTACCAGTACTAGATGTAAGAGTAGGCGTGTTAGTAGAAGCATTCCATGTGCCTTGATAGGACAAACCACCTGCTACAGATGCCCAAGAAAGTGCAGAGCCATTGGTTGTCAGAAACTTTCCTGAATTTCCTGTTTGACTAGGAATCAGGTTGTCGATCTGGGATTGTAAGGAAGCTAGAGTATCAAGAACAGACTGAGAAGTACCGCCACCATTAGTAATGACTTTGATACGTTCTGCAAGATCAGGAGCAACAACCTCACCAACATTGAGTTCAACACCAGTAGACAGTTTAATAATGAGGCTACCATCAAAATCAATACGAGCAGAGGTAACAGAAACACCATCAACGCCGTCCACTCCATCACGCCCATCTCTACCAGCGTCACCTTTATCACCCTTTGCGCCATCTCTGCCGGGTCTTCCATCTTTTCCATCACGACCATCCTTTCCATCTAAGCCGTCACGACCATCTTTGATGGAAGCCACTCGTTTTTCGATGGCATTACCCAAGTCATCGTATCTTGACCGAATGTCAGCCTCAATCTTCTTGAGTGCTTGAACAACTAAGTCAACATTCTCACCAATCCTACGCTTTTGTGCTTCTTTGGCTTGAGCAACAGAGGATTTGACAGACTCCAAAACTGCCATCTGCTGTTCAGGAGTCATATTCTTGAGAATCAACTCCTTGGCAAGATTTTCAATATCCATCACTCAGCCCCTGTTTGAGCAGAAGTCAATTGTTTGGTCAACTGATTCAAGAAGTCTTCTTCCATGCCTGAAATCTTGTTGTTCTTCTCAGCCATCTGCATCTCAACAATCTTTGACTTGTTCTTGATGTCTGCTTCCTTCAGCATCAATTCAGCAATCTTGACCCTCTTATCGAATTCTTTAGCGGCTAAGTCATCGCTTGTGGGCAGATTCTTGGTAGTCGCCGCCATAGTCTTGGCTTGAACTTCTGCTGGCATCAGTTGAGCCTCGGTCAACAATTTCTGAGCCTCGGCACGATTCTGTTCAGCTTGAGTGGTTTGGACTGCAATCTGAGCCTGAGCCGCTTGCAAGGCCAACTGCTGTTGAACCTGTGCCATCTGCTGTTGTTCAGGATTGGGTTGCATCATCTCATCCAACTTGGCAATCAACTCCATGCGGTTAGACAGGCTTGAATTACCCACAATTCCCTTGAGAATGATGGGCAGAACAGGCGTATCAGCACCAAGGGTTTGGAGTAGGCCGATGAATTGTTGTTGCTCGTACTCTCTGGCAATGATGCCAAGGGTGGCAGTCGGGATGAAGTTCATGTCCACAGAGGGATAACGCTCAGGATCGAACTGCATGAACCTGAACGCCGCCTTCTTGATGAATGGAATCAGGAAGTCTTCTTGGAAATTGACCAAAGTACGCTTGTACTTCTTGATGATGGTGGCAACTGCCATCGACATCCCTGCATTACTGCCATCCCTAGCGGCCTGAGACACCATGCCATTGGAGTCCAAAGTACCAGTAGCCTGAAGAAGCATGGTTTGGAATGCTTGAGCAGTTGCAAGGTTGTTTTGGTCTGTCGTGCCAAACTTGAATGGGTAAAGAATCTCGTTGGGATTGCCGTTTGTCAGGATGGCTTTGCCCGGTTTGACCTCAAACTTCGCACCACGAGGCAAACGAGTTGCATCCATCGCCATCATGGGGCTAGTGGTCAAGGCTAGAGAGTCCAAATGACTGCGAGTCTGAGCATCTATGGCCTTTTGCATATTGAATGCTTTTTCCACAGTGCCACGACCAAGCAATCGGTTGGGAACAGTGTCATCTTGGTAGGACAAAACAGGTCTGTCCTTCATCATGTAAGGGTTTTCTTCCGCTTTGAGGAGTAAACCATCGTTGGCAATGACCACAATGGCTTCAACCATATCGGTGTAGTCCTCTGCCGCCGAGTTTTCTGGGAATAACTCAACGATTTCCTTGTTTTCCTCCATGTTGTTGAGGTATTCACGAGGAACCAGACCATAGTAGGTCAGCAAAAGCACCTTTTCGTCCTGATATTGGCTTACCTCTTGGGTTGGCTCA